ATTTCGAACTATCCGATCGAGCAAGGCGCCTTCGAGAGCTACAACAAGGTGCAGGTGCCCTACGACGTCCGCCTGCAGTTTTCGGCCGGCGGATCGTTGGCAAAGCGACAGGAATTGATCGATTCGGTCGATGCCATCATCGGTTCGACCGATGTGTTCGACGCCGTCACGCCCGAAAAGACCTACACCAGCATCAATCCGGTCCATCAGTCGATCCGCCGCACCTCGCATAGCGGCGCCGGCCTGGTGATTATCGACGTCTATTGCCAGCAGATCCGGGTCACCGCGACCCAGCAGTTTGCCAACAACCAGCAGCAGACCACCGCGGCATCGCCCGGATCGAGCACCACGACCCAGATTTCAGTCATCCCGGGCTCGCAGATCAACGCGCCGAAGTCGCCAAGCGCCGCGCCGCAGGTCAGCGACGGCACCGTCCAGACGACGCCGGCAGCCCCCGGCCAGTTCGATTTATCGCAGGCCCTACCCTGATGCAGATCATCCCGCTCAAGGCTGTGCCGAACCAGACGCTGACGGCGCTGCTCGGCAATCAGAACTGCCGTATCAATGTTCAACAGAAATTCTTCGGCCTCTATGTTGACCTCGCGATCGGCGCGGTACCGATCCTCAACGGCGTCATCGCGCAGCAGGCCAACCGCATCGTCCGGTACGCCTATCTCGGTTTCATCGGTGATCTCGTCTTTTTTGACACGCAAGGCTCGAACGATCCCGACTTCACCGGCCTCGGGTCGCGGTACCAGTTCGTTTATCTCGAGGCGGCCGACCTGGTGGTGAGCTGATGTCGCTGGTGCAGCGGAAGCTCCGCGCCACGATCACGCTGGCGGCGATCGAGGGCCAGGCGCAGACATTCCAGAACTCCGGCGGCGCCGACACGGTCGTCATCGAGAACTTGCGGATGTCGGCCGAGATCCTGCACGCCGGCGGGCCGTCGGATGGCACGCTGGATCTGACGGTCTACGGATTATCGCTGTCCACCATCAACCGCCTGTCGACGCTCGGCATGCAGATCAATCTGGTGCCGAAGAACGCGATCGTCCTCGAGGCCGGCGACGATCAGTCCGGAATGGCGACGGTCTTCACCGGCTACATTCTGGCGGCGTTCGGCGACTTCAATGCTTCGCCGGATGTGTCGTTTCATCTATCGGCGCACACGCTGGCGCCGCAAGCCGTCATCCCGGCGAAAGCATCGTCTTTCCCGGGTTCGGCCGATATCGCCACCATGATGAGCGGGTTTGCGACCCAGCTTGGTTTGAAATTCGAGAATTCGGGCGTGACCGGCTCATTGTCGAACGCCTACTTCTCCGGATCAACGAAAACGCAAGCGCAGGCCTGCGTCGATGCCGCCGGCATATTCTGGAATCACGGCGAAGGCGGCACGCTCGCGATCTGGCCGAAGAACGGCGCGCGCGACGGTCAGGTGCCGCTGGTGTCGCCACAGACCGGCATGAAGGGTTACCCGACCTATACCGCCTACGGCATCATGGTCGAGACGCTCTATAACCCCTCGATCGGCTTCGGCGGCAAGATCCAGGTGCAGAGCAGCCTGCAGGCCGCGTGCGGGACTTGGGCGGTCTACGGCCTCGGTCATCATCTGCAGTCCGAAACGCCGGACGGCCAGTGGTTCTCGACAGTGCTTTGCTACAACCCAAAATTTCCGACACCGGTGGCGTGACGATGGCTGACGACGCCACCAAGGGATATGGCCAGCAGGATCCTTCGGATTCGGTTGGCGGTTTCAATCCTCACGCCTTCGCGATCGCGCAGTCCCTCGCCCGTGTCTCGACGAACAAGATCGTCAAGGTGATGGCGGTCGACACGAACAAGAAAACCGTCGACGTGCAGATCGCCGTCAACCAGCTCGACGGCCAGAACAACGCGACGCCGCACGGCACGATTTCGGGCATCCCTTACGTCTTCGCGATGGGCGGCACGAACGCCTTCATGACGGATCCGGCCGTCGGCGACCTCGGCATCATGTGCGTCTCCGATCGCGACATCTCTTCGGTCAAGAGTACACAGGCGATCGCCAACCCGGGGTCTTTGCGAAAGTTCAGCCCGTCGGATGGCATCTATCTGTTCAGCGTGCCCGGCCTGAACGGCACGGCGCCGGCGCAGTGGATCAAGTGGACGACTGACGGCATCAACATCACGGCCAAGCACGGCAACGTGCTTTCGTCCGATGCGACCGGCTGGAAGTTCATCGGCAACGTCATCATCGAAAACAACCTGCAGCTGGCGGGCTCGATCGAGAGCGACACCGGCGGGACGTACGCCGGCAATATCCACACATCGGGCACGGTGACTGGCGATACCGACGTTGTGTTCAATGGCATCAGCGGCAAAGGCCATCACCACGCTCAATCCGGTGGCGGCAACACGGGGCCGGCGTTGCCATGAAGACAATGTTGCTCGATCCAGCGACCTGGGATTTGGTCAAAGACGCCTCCGGCAACATCGCGGCCGCAACCGACCCTTACGCGCTTGCACAGAACGCAGCGAGTGCGATCCGAATGTTCCTCCGCGAGCAATGGTACAACACGACGATCGGCGTTCCGTACCTGACCGCCAACGGCAAGAACCAGATTCTCTCCGCATCGCCGAACCTACCGCTGATGAAGGCCACTTTCGCGGCCGTCGCACTGACGGTGCCGGGCATCGTCAAGGCCGCCGTGTTCATCACCTCGATCGTCGATCGGAACGTGAAGGGCCAGGTACAGGTCACGGATTTGAGCGGGACGACAACGGCGGCGATCTTCTGAAATGACAAACGTTCCGTCGATAGTATTCTCCCCGACCGGCCCGGTGGCGCCGAGCGAGGCCGCTGTTCTGGCGGGAGTTCAGCAGGACTATGACGATGCCTTCGGTGGTGGGCTCGATCCTTCTCTCTCGACGCCGCAAGGCCAGCTCGCGACTAGCACCTCGGCGATCGTAGGAAACGTCAACGACACGTTCGTCAACATGGCGAACCAGTTCAATCCGGACTTCGCCACGGATCGATGGCAAGATGCGCTGGCGGCGATCTACTTCCTGCAGCGCAATCCGTCACAGCCGACGGTCGTCCAGGCGGTGTGCACCGGTGGTCAAGGTCTGCCGATTCCGGCTGGCGCGATCGCGCAGGCGACAGACGGCAATATCTATACCTGTACCAACGGCGGCGTGATCGACAATACCGGCAGCATCACGCTAACGTTCGCCTGCAATGCCGTGGGCCCGGTCCCCTGCCCAGCCAATACGCTGACGAAGATCGCCCGCGCTATTCCGGGCTGGGACAGCATCAACAACCCCTCCGACGGCGTGCTCGGCAATGAGACCGAGACCCGGGCCGAATTCGCCACGCGCCGCAAGGAATCGGTGGCCGCCAACGCGCGCGGCACCATTCAGGCGGTGCAGGGTTCGGTCCTTAGCGTTGCCGGCGTCCTCGATGCCTTCTCGATCCAGAACGATACAGCATCATCGGCCACCATTTCCGGTGTGACGGTCGCAAAGAATTCGATCTATGTGTCGGCGGTCGGCGGCGCCGATGCCGATGTCGCCAAGGCGATCTGGACCAAGAAATCTCCCGGCTGCGGCTATGGCGGCAACACGACCGTCAGCGTCGTCGACGACAGCTCCGGCTACTCGCCACCCTTGCCGTCCTATCCGGTGACATTCGAGCGACCGACGTCGTTGCCGATCTTCTTTGCCGTAGTGCTGGCGAACAGCCTTCAGGTCCCTTCCGACGTGGTCGCCCAAGTGCAGGCGGCCATTATCGCGGCTTTTGCGGGCTCCGACGGCGGCGCACGGGCGCGCATCGGGTCGACGATCTATTCCAGCCGATACTACCCGCCGATCGCAGCCCTCGGCGCCTGGGCCAACATCATCTCGGTGCTGGTGAGTTCAGCCAACACGCCGGCGGCGGCCTTCACCGGCGTCATTGTCGGCAGCACGTTGACGGTGTCTGCGCTCACCTCCGGAGCGGTAGCAATCGGACAGACAATCGTCGGGGTCACCGATTCATTCGGTAGCGCCACGACGATCCTGGCTGGCTCAGGAACGACATGGACCGTCAGCACTAATTTTAATGTCCCCAGCCGGCTGATGCTCGGTATCGTCGCCAACCAGACGCTGGCCTCGGTGCACGCCGATCAGGCGCCGACGGTCAATGCCAACAACATCCTGGTGACGTTGACGTGAGCGGTCCGGACATCAACCGGGCGCGGCTCGGCAGCAATGCCATTGGGTCGTTCATTATCGGCACCAGCCCAATCGGGACCATCATCCCGTTCGACTACTGGAACACGATCGCGAGTCAGTATGCCAACAGCGACGTCATCACGACGCTGATCGGCAATATGGACGCGTATATCGACCAGACCGCAAACCTCGATCTGTTCTACGACAACATCTTCAATGTCGCGACCGCGCAAGGTTATGGCCTCGACGTGTGGGGTAATATCGTCAACGTCAGCCGCATTCTGGACGTTCCGGCCGGCGCCGACTATTTCGGCTTCAAGGAAGCACTCCCGGGATCAAACCCGTTCAACACGCAGGCCTTCTTCTCCGGCCAGAAGCTGACGAACAACTTCATCCTGTCCGACAGTTCGTACCGCGTTCTGATCTACGCCAAGGCGCTGGCGAACATCTGCGACGGCTCGATTCCAGCAATGAACCAGATTTTGCTGCGGCTGTTTCCAAACCGCGGCAACTGCTTTGTGACCGATGGTCTCGACATGACGATGACCTATACGTTCCAGTTTGTGCTGACTCAGGTCGAGCTTGCGATCGTGGCTCAATCCGGCGCGCTGCCGAAACCAACCGGTGTTTCTCTATCCATCGTGACGGCGATCTAAAAGGTATCCGATGCTCTTATCGTCGCGCCCGGCAAGCTTCCCGATCCCGTTCGGGGCCAATGCC